CGGTAAAAAAGTAGAGATCAAAAAGAGTGAAGCAAATGATCTATACGGAGCCAAGATGAAGGCTGCCAAGATGCTAAAAGTGCCTAAATCTAAGATGGGTCTCTTAGCTATTGAGCCTGGTTATAATGAAGAGGTTGTTCAAGAAGCAGGTGCGGAGCGTATGCAATGGACTGCCTCTGGTGATATTAAACAAGGTTGGGCATTGATAGATACGGCAGACGGTAATAAAGTCAGAGCATTGTCATCTCATGAAGATCACGTGAAATCCTATAGGTTTCAGAAGATTAAAAAAGGACTTGGTGACAAGAATACTCTAAAGATCGTTAAGCTGAAAAAAGCAGTTGGCCCAAAGAAAGCTAGTTCCATGATCGGTTATCCTTTGAAAGAAGAAGTTGAAAATCGTTGGCCTATATATAATAAGATAATGGAAAATCGTGATATGCAAACTAAAGGTGCTACAGAACCAGAAGGAATGTATTCTAAATCATCTGAAGGTGAAAAAGCATTTATTGCAATGCACACACCTAATGGAGCAGTTGATCCGAGATTCGATGCTAATGTAGCGGCTGAAAAGACTGCACAGAGTATTGCTAATAGTGTTAAGCCTGGTACAGGTAATGATGCATCTGGTAATGCAGTTCCTGGTGATAAAACGATTCGAAAGTAGGTATATATACTACCCTTCAATATATTACTTCTTTATTATATACACATATGTGAGCTTTGTAAACCCTTAAATGAATAAAAATATTAAAAATGAAAATTAAATTGACTGATGAAAACTTAGAATTATATGCCGCAAAACATTATTATAATCCTAAGTATATTGATGTAGAAGAGTTTAATGAAGACTTAAAACGTTTTAAGTATATCAAAAGGCTTTTTAAACGTTATGAAGAAACTGGTGAAATATCTGAAAGATTGACATTAAACCATTTGATAGTAGTGTTCAATGCATTTGGTATTAAACCTACATTAGAGATTTTAGAATTAAAGATGGACAGCACTGATTGGCCTGTATTAAAACCATTTTTGATATTTTTAAAATATATTCGTAATGACCAGTACACAATGATTCCGATGGATCCAGTAGTAGTAGAAGTATTAAGGAAAATATAATGGGTATTATTAAGTCAGCAGCAGACCTTGTTTATACATTCAGGTTTCTTAAGTTACTTGTAACTCCGTTTGATGAAACCCCTGCGTTTAAAGCTGGTATTATTGATGCAGATGGTGTTAAAAGAAAAGACTTTAATAAAAACACTATGGATAATAGAAATGCGTATGCTAATAATTTTACAGCATTTCACAGGCTTGTTTACAATGTTAAACGCGCTATATCAAATGCACCAGGTGGTAAGAGCCGTGTAGCAAGCTACGCATCTGCTTTATATCTAATAAGAGAACAATTTGGTGTAAAAGAATCTAAACTTGTAGAGGCTCTGAAAGAACAAGGACTAGATCTATCAAATATTATAATAGAAGACAACCAATGGTTTATGTTAGAAAATAATCAGTTGTCTCCTGGAATATACAGAATAAAGAATAACAAAGTGTTAAATAGTTCATTAGAAGAAATGGTAAAACCTTTTGATAAAGTTAGAATTGGTGAAGATAGTTTTCCAGTAGGAAATATATTTGGTTTAAACATATACGAGGCACTTCACATTCCAACTAAAAAGAAAATATACATAACATCTGAGGAGCTTCTGAAATGAAAACATTTAAAGAGTATATGGAAAATACTACTGTTTCAAGCGTAGCATTACCACCAACTATGATGAAGCCAAAGAAAATTCTACGACGTAGAAAAGATCCTAAAGTCGAACAAATTGTTGTTGTTGATAGACGTTTCAAGAAAGCCGCTAAAGCCGGTACAACAGTTCTAAAAGCGAAGTATAGAAGATGATTAAAGTTTATGTATTTCTTTTTATTATGTCTATAGCTAGTGCTATTGGTTATGGTGGGTATAGATATGTAACACATCTACAAGAAACTATTGGCACACTAAGAGAAAATAATGTTCTATTAGAAAGTGCGAATAAGGCTAGTCAGGACACAATCAATTCTATGATTGCTAATGCAGAACGCAATGCAGAACTACAAGCCGACTTAAACAATAAATTGAAAAAAGCCGAACAACGTGTAGGTAGTCTAAGAAATCGTTTATCTAAAATTGACATAACACGTGAAGCCTTAGCCGACCCTGCTGATATGGAATTTCGTATCAATCGTGGTACTAATAGATTAAGACAAAGAGTATTAAAGGAGACTGGTGGTGAAGTTACTAATGATTCCGTCCCTACTACTGCTACTCAGTAGTTGTGGATATAGCCCTGAGCCTAAAGTAGCAGTTCAGACAAATTATGTTGAAAGAAGTATCCCATTACAATCTGCTCCTGACCCTGTTTACATGCCAGAAGTTGAGTGGTATGTAGTTAATGAAGATAACCTAGACGAGTTTTTAAGTCGAGTTAATGATGATGTCGGTGATGTTGTATTCATCTCTATCACACCAAATGGCTATGAGAACCTTGCATTAGGTATAGCAGAACTAAGACGATATATACAACAACAAAAAGAAATCATTGCCTACTATGAAGAGGCAGTGGCTCCTGTTAGCGACAAAGTTACACAGTAAATTTAACATTTATTTTTCTTATATAGTCAGAATAACGCTTTACAAGATTTCATTTTGTATATATAATACTATCAACAAATAAAGATATTCAAACACATAGTAGAATGAAACGATAGTATTATTACTATCGTATCATATGCTTTACGCTAAGGACTGCCGATGCTATTCAAAGAACAAATTTCCCGAAAACCTGATTTATACCCTTGGACTAAACAGTTCATTGAAGCCATATGGCAAGGGTTCTGGACACCTGAAGAATTTAATTTTCGTTCAGATTACTCCCAATTTAAAACAGACTTGACACCAGAAGAACAAGAAGTTGTTGTAAAAACAATGTCAGCAATTGGTCAAATAGAAATAGCAGTAAAAAGTTTTTGGGCAGACGTAGGTAATCATTTACCGCACCCTTCTATCAAAGACTTAGGATATGCTATGGCTAACTCTGAAGTTATTCACAACATGGCATATGAAAAGATACTTGACGTTTTACACTTGACGCATGTGTTTGAAGAAAACATGAATGTTGATGTGATTAAAGGTCGTGTAGATTATCTCCGTAAATACAACAAAAAGGTATATGAAGACGAGAAGAAACAATACATTTATTCAATTATGTTGTTCACCTTGTTCGTAGAAAATGTTAGCTTGTTCTCGCAGTTCTATATTATCATGCACCTAAATCGTAATAAAGCAGTAATGAAAGATTGTGCACAACAAGTACAATATACACGTAATGAAGAAATGCTACATGCTCAAGTCGGTATCAAGTTAATCAACACATTGCGCGATGAGTACCCTGAGTTGTTTGATGAAGAATTAGAATCGCGTGTTAGAGAAGAATGTATCGAGGCATTGAAAGCGGAAAGCAAAGTAATTGATTGGATTATGGGTGGTTATTCAGCACCTGGTCTAAGTGCAGACATTCTAAAGTCTTTCATTGCCAAGCGTATGGCAGAATCAATCGATTCGATTGGTTTTGATAGTAGTGAGATTGTGTATGATGAAGCACATATTAAAGAAACTTTTTGGTTTGATGAAGAATTGTATGGCGCAAACATGACTGATTTCTTTCAAAAGAGACCAGTGGAATACGCCAAAGGTCAAGGTATCACAGCAGAAGATTTATTTTAAAGGAGTATATAATGAGATTTGAATGGGCAAATGATGATTCGAGGCTTTTCTTAAGTCGTGGATACATAGATGGAAATATGACTGTTGAAGAAAGAGTACGAGCGATTGCAACTACTGCTGAAACTATTCTTGATAAAGAGGGATTTGCAGATAAGTTCTATGACTATATGAGTAAAGGATTTTATAGTCTTTCTTCACCTGTGTGGTCTAACTTTGGAACTAAGAAGGGATTACCAATTAGTTGTAATGGTGTATTCATCAATGATAACATGGAATCAATCTTAATGAAAGTTGCAGAAGTCGGTATGCAAACTAAGATGGGTGCTGGCACATCAGGTTACTTTGGTGCGTTACGTTCACGTGGTACTGATATTAAATCAGGCGGAACCGCAGATGGTCCTGTGCACTTTATGAACCTTACAGAAACAACTGTTGATGTTGTTGCTCAAGGTAATGTTCGACGTGGCAGCTTTGCGGCATACTTAGATGTAGAATCTCCTGATATTATGGAGTTTCTTGATGCGCGTGAAGAAGGTTCTTCTATCATTAACTTATCACTGGGTGTTTGTATTGGTGACGAATGGATGCAGTCTATGATTGATGGTGATGCAGATAAGCGCACTGTATGGGCTAGAATCTTACGTAAACGTAGAGAATCAGGTTATCCCTATTTGTTCTTTAAAGATACGATAAACAATTCTGCACCTAAAGTATTACGCGATCAGAACATTCCGATTTGGGCATCTAATCTATGTTCTGAAATTTGCTTACCCTCTTCCGAGGATATGTCTTTTGTATGTAATCTTGCATCAATGAACTGTCTTAAATTCGATGAGTGGCAAGAAACTGATGCAGTAGAAGTTATGATATGGTTTCTTGATGCTGTAATGGAAGAATACATTGATAAAACAAAAGGTATTAAGTTTATGGAATCGGCACATAACTTTGCTGTCCATTGGCGTGCATTAGGTCTTGGACAACTCGGTTGGCATTCGTACTTACAATCTAAAATGATTGCATTTGAATCGTTTGAGGCTCATATGCTTTCTACTAAGATTAGCAAGTTTATTGATGATAGATCCTTAGAAGCTTCTAAAGAGCTTGCTATAGAGTATGGTGAACCAAAAGGTATGTTAGGTTATGGGCAACGTAACTTAACACGTACAGCAGTCGCCCCTACTACAAGTTCATCATTTATCTTAGGTCAAGTGTCTCCTTCTATCGAGCCTTTAGCATCTAATTATTTCACTAAAGACTTAGCCAAAGGTAAATTCACTTATCGTAACCCTTATTTGAAAGACGTATTAGCATCTCATATGGCAGACACAGAAGAAGTCTGGGTCGATATTCTAAAGCATGGTGGTTCTGTGCAACACCTTGAATGGCTCTCTGAGCATGAAAGAAATGTGTTCAAAACATTTTCTGAAATAACTCCTTTAGTTGTAGTACAACAAGCCGGTGCAAGACAGAAATTTATTGATCAATCACAATCATTGAATATTATGATACACCCCGAAATATCAGCAAAAGACGTTAATGCATTAATTATAGAAGGTTGGAAACTAGGCGTTAAGACTTTCTATTATCAAAGGTCAGCAAACCCTGCACAAGAATTAGTACGTGATATTATGAATTGTGCGAGTTGTGAGGGATAGACATGGAAGATTACATCGCTTATGAAACATACTGCGAAATATGTGAAACAGAATCATATTTAAATTTAAATGAGGGCGAAACTGAATTGCCTATGTTTTGCTCTATGTGTGGTGAACAAACAAAATATGAAGAAATAGAGGATGAGGAATATTATGACTTCGAATAATCCATATAAGTAAATCTATATTTACATGGAGTTACTATTTTTATGAGTTGTTGGTATTATAACAAAGAGATTATAGACACTATTCCTGAAAACACTCAAGGGTTTGTTTACATAATTACAGAAAATTCAACCGGTATGATGTATATCGGTAAAAAGAACTTTTGGACAAAAAAGACACAACCTCCCTTGAAAGGTAAGACACGCAAAAGGCGATCTATTGTAGAATCTGATTGGCGGGCATATTTTGGAAGTTCCGATAAGGTTAAACAGTTGTTATTAGAACATGGTGCTGATAGTTTTCATAGAGAAATAATACACATGTGTAAATCTAAATCAGAGATGAGTTACCTTGAAGCAAAGGAACAATTTGACCGAAACGTACTTTTAGATGATCGTTACTATAATGGGATTATTAATTGTCGTATTAATAGAAAACACGTAGCCCATATGATTTAACTGTTTACATTTATGTTTACATATGTTATATTAATTGAAACAACGAGGAAATATTATGATTTTAATTGACTTCAGTGCTATTGCCATTGGTCCTATCGCTTCTGGTTCTGTTAAGGGTGAAGACGTAAACATTGTACGACACTTTATTTTAAATGAAATTCGTATGTATAGGTCTAAGTTCAAAGAACAATATGGTGAGGTAGTTATCGTATGTGATGCTGGTGGAAATTGGCGCAGAGACATTTATCCTGAATACAAAGGTAAACGTACTAAAAGTCGTGAAGAATCAAAAGTTGATTGGGACGAGGCATACAAGTCTATTAATACTGTGATTGATGAAATAGAAACTGAACTTCCCTATAAAGTAATTCGTGTAAAAGGTTGTGAAGCAGATGATTCTATTGCAGAGTTGTGTAAATATACACAAGAATTTGGGTGTTCAGAAGAAGTGGTTATTGTTTCTTCCGATAAAGATTTTCGTCAACTACAAAGGTATAGCAATGTTAAGCAGTATTCGACTTATACCAAAAAGATGATTATAGAAGAAAATCCAAGGCTTTTTCAAAATATTCATTTTCTTGTGGGTGATCGTGGTGATGGTGTGCCTAATGTTCTTTCTGATGATAAGGTCTTTGTAGAAGATCGCAGACAAAATACTTTAAGTGCTAAGAAGAAAGAAGCTCTCCTAGCTGACCCTAAAGCACTTGGGGAAGAAGTCTATATCAAATACTTGCGTAATAAAACAATGATTAATCTTATGGAAGACACTTTGATGCCAAAAGAGATAAGTAAAAATATTATAGATACATTTGAAAGACAAGACAAAAACCACTTAAAGGGAAACGTACTAAAGTATCTAATGAAAAATAACATGAGACTATTGATTGAATGTTTGGACGAATTTGTATAACAGACTATGAAAAGTATCAACTTAGATATAACACATAGATGCTTGTTACAGTGTCCTAAATGTATGCGACAGAAACATCCAGGGCTACATAAACGTGGTAAAGATATATCATTGGGTGCAATGAAAAAGATAGCAGAGTCGTTTCAATATATATCTTTTTGTGGACAAATGGGTGATCCTATATATCACCCTAAGTTTTTAGATATTTTGTCTATATGTAAAAATAATACTGTAGAAATATCTACTGCTGGAAGTGGTAAAAAAATAGAATGGTGGGAAGAAGCAGCTTTAATATCTAGTAATCAAACTTGGGTGTTTGGCATAGACGGGTTACCTAGTCAAAGTAATCAATATAGAATAGGACAAGACGGCGAACAAACGTTTCAAATGATGAAACATATATCGAATATAGGTGCTAAAGTTGTGTGGCAGATGATTGTGTTTAAATATAATCAAGATTCGATTGAAAAAGTAAGGTTAATGGCAAAAGAAAATAATATAGATTTAGTAATAATAGAATCGTCAAGATGGGATATTCCGTATGACAAATACAAACCAGACAAACACTATAAAGATAGACCCTCAATGTAGACGTGTCAATTCTACACATGCGTATTCTGCAACAGGTCATATGCTTCCATGTTGTTATGCAGACAATTCTAACATAAGTGACTTTGATGATATACTTACTGACAATCTTTTAGTAGATAATGTGGAGAATGTTAATAAAGATATTGTAAATTCTAATGAATGGAAATCGTTTTTTGAGATGTTAGATAAAGATCCTGAAAGTGCGCCAAGAGTGTGTAAGTTTTATTGCACTCAAGAATTTAAAACAAAAAACAAAATATATATGTGATTTGCACATATATATAATAGTATAATATAATAGGTGAAGCCGATGAAAAAATTAGTATATGAAACACTAGAAGATGTGAGTAAAGCTTCTAAGAAAGCCGACAAGATAGAAATCTTACGTAGTAACGTTTCTTGGGCATTGAAAGACGTATTGCGTGCAACGTATGACGATTCTATTCAATTTTGGTTACCACTAGGGGAAGTGCCTTACACCCCAAACAAAGAAGGTTCTATTCCTTCTAATCTCCTAAAATCAAATACAAAGTTTAAATACTTTTGCAAAGGTGGTGTGGCTGACAAAATGCTCAGTCATAAACGTGAAAGTATATTTATTGATCTATTAGAATCAATTCATCCTAAAGATGCGATTGTATGTACTAAAATGATCAACAAAGAGTCTCTTGGTAAAGGTATCACCAAGAAACTGGTTCAGGAAGCCTTTCCTGGATTAATTTTAAAATGAAAAAAAGTGACAAACTGTAACTCAACATAACTTCGAAAGGGATCTTTTAATGACAGAGATTCAATTGGCAAGACTAACAACAGACATTGCAGAACTCAAGGAATATATTAAGTTGGTGGATTCTAAAGGAAACAACCGTTTGGTATCGAAACTTGAAAAGAAACTATCTTATCTGCAAAGTCGAATTGCTGAAAGAATGACTGCTTAAGTCGTAACGAAGGAGACAGTAATTAGTTCTGGGATACTAAAATATAAACTTAGTGTCTCAGGACTAATTCATAGGAAAAAAATATGCCGACATATACAGTAAGAAATAAAGTAACAGAAGAAGAATATGAGACTATTTGCTCTTGGAATGAGTTACAAGAATTACTTGAAGTAAACTCTGATCTTGTTCAAGGACTTTCTACAGCGAAATTTGTGTCTCAACATGGTAGCACCATTGGTCGTACTAGCGGTGATTGGCGTGATCTACTAAAGAAACTTAAAAAAGGCTCTGGTGCCAATTCAAACATTAATTATTAGAAGTTTATATAATGGTAAAAAAGGTAAATATTAACGGCAAGAAAAATCGTAGTGTTTCACCAGGTAATAGCGGTTTAGCTAGACTGGACGATCTTGCAATAGTAGATCCAATTACAACTAATCAAAGTAAAGCGTTTGATGCTTGGAAAGAAGGTAACAATCTTGTTCTTGCTGGTTGCGCCGGTACAGGTAAGACATATCTTGCAATGTACTTAGCCTTAGAACAGGTATTAGATCCCAATACTCCATATAACGAATTAGTGTTAATACGGAGTATGGTGCCTACACGTGATATGGGTTTCTTGCCTGGTACTAAACAAGAGAAAGAAGATGCTTATACAGCACCTTATATGGCTATATGCAATCAATTATTAGGTGCTAATTCATACACAAAGGCTGTTACGCAAAAGAAGATTAGATTTGAATCTACATCGTTTATTCGTGGTCTTACAATAGATAATGCAATTGTTGTATTAGATGAGATGCAAAATTGCAACTTCCATGAACTCGATTCTGTTATAACACGTGTCGGTGAGGATACCAAAATAATATTGTGTGGTGACTATCGCCAATCAGATTTTAGATTTGAAGACGAAAAAGCTGGACTAGCCAAGTTTATTGCCATTGCAGAACAACTTAAAAAATTTAATGTGATTACTTTTGATTGGGAAGATATTGTACGTTCTGGTCTAGTACGAGATTACTTAATGACGAAAGAAATGTTAGGATTTTAAATGTCACACAACTTAATTATATTTGGTAAAGAAAGTTGCAGTTATTGCGATAAAGCATTTGAATTAGCAAAGAATCAAATTCATCACCCTTTGACTTGGGTATATCATAACACTTCAGAATCGACTGATGCTATTTTGGATTTACATGAACGAAAAAATGATGTAAAAACATTGCCTGCGATATTTTGGAATAACAAATATGTGGGTGGATATACAGAATTTGCTCAAGTAGTTGAGGATATGGCTTTAGGTAGTTATGGTGAAGGTGGTTTTTAATGTTGACAACCAATACTTCCTGTTGTATAGTATTATTATAGTTAGACAAAAGGAGCTATAAAATGTCTTATACATTCTCTACTGAAATCTTTTCAGACCTTCACAAAGATGCTTTTGGTTACCGTCCAAGTAGTCAACACCCTTTCTATTCTTCAGATGATGACAGCAAACAAACTTGTTGGGATTACACTATTGAGCGATTAGAAGCTCGTGAGCTTGAAGAAAAAGAAGCTGAGGCTGAAGCCGTTAAACAATTTAAGATAGATATGTTTAGTATCAACTTAATGGATACAAATGAGCAAGCTTTGGCTCGAATGGTAGATATTGATACTTTAGAGCATGACCAAGCTATTGAGCATTGGGTATGGTCTTTTGGAATTCTATTCACACCATTCGGTAAAGAAATTGTTGAAACTTTAAAAAATATGAAATTAAAACGAAATTAACTATTGACATTTCCGTATTTAGTTCGTACATTATAAAAGTAAGTTAAACAAAAGGAGATATAAAATGCAAAATGAAATACAGACACTAATTGGTAAAATTAAAGAAGACTATATTAATTGGACTTCACTATGTGGGAGTGGTAATCATAAGTCAGGTAGTTACTTTGCAGAAACTATTGCTAACTTCGAAGACAATGTGCAAGTAAAGTACGGTAAAAAGTACATTAAAATTGTTAAAGATAATGGTGTATGGGGATTTATTGTTAATACAGACAACGATAAATTGTTTAAAAAAGGTGACATCCTTAAAGCCGCAGGTTACAATACACCAGCTAGAAATGCCGCACGTGGTAACGTATTTGAAGATTACAGTGTAGCTTGGACTGGTCCTCATTACTTAAAATAGAAGGTATAAATGATTAAACATATTATAAATGGTGTAGCCTTTACTTGTACCTTTGATGCAATTGAATATAGTGAACATTTAGATGCTCACTATATTCGAGTAGTATGGAGATCACTATAATGTGGGTATTAGTTTTTATTTATTTTTATGAAACCATGCCTTATGTTGAAAAGGTAACTGTTGCTGATACTATGGAGAATTGTTTCAAAGCTAGAGAAGCACTAAGTGAATACCACGGCTTAGGCAGTGGTTATTTTGATACAGGCACACAAGCAGTTTGCATACAATTGAAAAAGAAATAATATGATTGAAATGATTGCTTATCTACTCGCAGGAGTATTTTACGGACTTATAATAGGAATAATTCCTAGTGCCGGTGCAAGCACAGGATTAATTGCACTGTTTGGATTTATAGGTTATTTTGCAGGCGAACCTTACTTGGGTGTCATATTCTTAATGGCAGTCGTTGCCGCTAGTACAACAGGAGATAGCTTTACTGCTATCTTGTTAGGTATTCCTGGTGCAAACAGTGCCGCCGCTACTATGGTCGATGGCTTTCCTCTAGCACAACAAGGTAGAGCAGGGTATGCTATTAGTGCCGCAGTTACAACATCAACTGTAAACGGATTGATATGGGGCTGTCTAGTATTTCTATTATTACCTTGGTATACTAATCTTATATACATTTTTGGTATTCCTGAACTGTGGGCATTTACACTATTAGCACTAGCAACTGTGGGATTTCTAAGCAACAAATATTGGTTTCGTAGTATATTAGCTATTGCATTTGGAATATTAATAGGAATGGTGGGAGTAAACCCAGATAGTAATGAAGCAAGAATGACAATGGGTTGGTTCTACTTAGAAGACGGAATACAAATAATGGCAGTTGCCGCAGGATTGTTTGCTGTACCAGAACTAACACGAGGATTATTTTTAAAACATAGCACCGCAAATAGTGAGATACGTGATGGCGAACTATGGGCAGGGATTAAAGCAAGTTGGGATAATAGATGGTTAGCATTGCGCGGAGGTTTTATTGGCGCATTTATTGGACTGTTACCAGGCTTGGGTGGGCAAATGGCAGACTGGATGGCATATGGTCAAGCAGTTGCCAGTAACCCAAAAGAAACGTTTGGCAATGGCAACATTAAAGGTATAATTGGACCTGAAGGTGCAAACAATGCACAAAAAGCAACATCAATGATTACTACAGTAATATTCGGAATACCAGGAGCAAAATTTGCCGCTATACTTATGAGCTTGCTTATGTATTTAAACATTGAATTGGGTACACCTGATATTGCAGACGATACTCAATTATTTGCCAGTATGACGTTTGGCTTTTTAGGAGCAACTATAATTGTTGCACTAATTTGTATGATATTAATTAAACCAATAAGCAAACTAGCCGCAGTGCCATACAAATATTATTTTCCAGTATTACTTGCATTAATAATTTTTACTTCAATGCAATATACTGGTGGATGGGAAGACTTAGCAATGTTAGCAATATTTTCTTGTATAGGATTTATCATGCGACATTACAAGTTTAGTCGCCCTGCTTGTCTAATAGGATATATTCTAGCAGAGAAGGTAGAAGGACTAACACTACAAATAACAGGGCTATATACTCTGGAAACATTAATAACACGACCAATATTTATGACACTAATAATGATTACGATTTCTGTGTTTATATATAGTATTTTTAGAAAAGGAAGAATAGACTATGCGTAAATTGATATTATCACTAGCACTAATACTAGGGTTTACAACATCAGCAATTGCTGACTATACAATGATTGTACCACAAAAGCCTGGTGGAGGTACAAGTCAGTGGGCACAAATTGTTGCTACTGAAATGGAAAAATACTTAGATGGGGAAAAGATTATTCTCAAGCATATTAAAGGTGCAAGAGATATTCCTGGGTTCAACAAGTTTCACAATGATTACAGATTTGATGACAAAACAATCATGGTCAGTAATGGTGGAAATGGTATAAGTTTTCTTAATGAAAAAGTAGACTATAACTATAAAGATTATGATAGTATTGGTCTTATGAACTTAAATATTATTACAGCGGTATTTGGTGGTCATGACCCATATGGTGATACAGCTACCTCATTCAGTGGCGGTGGCGGTAAGATTCCTGAAGGGATTGCAATGACACTACTAAAGTGTGGTAACTTAGAAAGCACAGAAGCATACATTGCCTGCTTTAAACAAAAGGTAAACTGGATCAAAGGTATGAAAGGCAATGAAAGACGATTAGCATTTAAACGTGGTGAATTGCATGGTACAAGAGAAAACCCTGCAAGTTTTAAAAAGCACGTACAGCCTGTAATTGACAACGGCGAAGCACGACTATGGTTCCATCATGGTATTCTACAGGCAGATGGTTCACACGCAGATGACCCAAATTATCCAGGTATTCAAATGGAACAACAGTTTTTAGAATTGCATGGTGAAGAACCAAGTAGCGATCTGTATGACGCATACAAACTTGCAAAATCATTCCGTGATGGTTTACAAAAAGCGATATGGGTAAATAAAAACAATCCAAACCGAGCGAAACTTATTGATGCTTTAGAAAAAGTTACAAACAATCCAGAATCAATTGCCATCATTGAAAAGAAAGTTGGTAAGTATGAATGGTTAATGGGTGATGCGGGTAATGCACAAGTTGACACATTAACTACATTTGTAACATCTGATGCACTAAAAACGTTAGTGCAATTTAATACCGAAGCGTTTGGTATTAAAGCTATCTATAAGTCAGAATTAGTAAAATAATGGCAAATATATTAGTTACAAGTGGTCCTCAAGGTACTGGTAATCATGTGTTTAGTAAGGTCCTTTCCATGCACAACAATGTGTGTGGTTGGGATCAATTACTGCGTGAGTATTGGGTCAATCACGACAATGCACCTTACAAAGATATTTGGAACACACCTGAGAATATTGACAACTATGACTGGGAAGAACATGAAAACTATGTGTTAAGCGTTAGTGGTCCTTATGTTAGTAAAGATAAAGATGGTTTAAGACATACAGAATATCCAAACTACAAAGAAGTGTTGCGTAGGCTTAATGAAAAAGGTAATCTGCAAGTTGCTGTTATTGGTAGAGATCAAAACATCACAGCACAAAATCAATTACGCAAACGTGGTGTTGAGAGTTTGCATAACTACTTAAATAAGATTGAAGACATAATTGAATATCGACATACATTTTTAAGTGTTGAATTACTTTATATGTTTAGACATCAATATGTTAAAAGTCTTGATAGCGTACTGGATATACCTGTAGATTATAATAATGAACGTTTACATTATATTCTTAACAAAGATCCTAATGCAAAGTACGTACATTATGTGGAACATAGTTGGCTAGACAAACGCAGAAATGATGTAGGTTATATGATAGATGGTAGTGTACCTCATATTGCAAAGGATACTAAGTAAATGTCTATGTTAAATAGATATATACTTATGACAGGCGCACCGGGTTCTAAATGGAGCTCGGTGTCCAGAACTTTATGTGTAAGTTCTGATATAGATTCTTCTGATATGTCTGTCGAAAGACAGTATGTTGCGAATGATAGAAACTATGCTATGCACGCTGGAGCTTATTGGGATCCAGGCATGGAGTTCAGCAATGAGTTTGAAGACTGGGACAAACCTTTTAAGTCTTTTAAAGATACGAAAACTAGATTGATTAAGTCTCACACGTTTTCACATAAACTTACTAGACTATCAAAAGATTATGATTACCCTATTATCATGGTATTTCGTAATGACTTTGAATGTATGAATCAATGGTTTGATGCTGGAGGTTTTAATATAAAGTACCCAAACTATAAACCATACTATGTTAATGATAAGATTATGTTTCGAGAAATCAAGTCTCAAAATCTGTATATTATGAATTTCATTCAAGCCAATCGTCATAGAGTTGTTAGAGTAAAAAATAACATGGAACTAGCAGACGTATGTAGTGTCGCAAGACCTAACGAAAAGAACATATACCCTTGTGATTCCGAGGGCGTTCATAATTATAATAAAAAGGATGTGCAAGTCTATGTCTATAGATAAATCTAAAATTAACCATTACTTTGCCAATCATTGGAAAGGTATGAATAGAGATAAGTATGAACTAAGTAGTGTCAAGAATATCTTAAAGCATATTAGTGTAAATGATGAAGTCCTTGATGTAGGGTGTGGTTACAATCCGTTTAAAGAACATCTAGGTAATAGGTTATTTGCGTTTGACCCTGCCATAAACTCTGGTGATGAATTGACTGATGTTGAATCGTTTAACCCCCTTAATACTAAATGGGATGTAGTTCTTTGTCTAGGCAGTATCAACTTTGGAGATGCTGATGTGATTTACCCCCAAGTTGAAAAAGTGGTTTCTATGGTAAAGCCAGGCGGTAAGATTATATGGCGACAAAACCCAGGCAGACAAGATCATAGGAATGAAGAATGTAAAGACATTAATTTCTTCCCTTGGTCTAAGGAAATAAATGAATTATATTCAGAAGAGTTCGGTTGCACATTAGAATGTTGCGAAGAAGACTGGGACGAATCAAAAGAAACCCATAGTAGAATATTCTCTATATGGGTAAAGAATGACTAGCCACTATTCTATCCGTGCCATTCCTGGTGCTGGTAAAAACTTCTTATCTACAATACTAGCCAAGCATTATAATATAGACTGTTTTATTCAATACTTTGATGAAGAGTTTAATGAGTATTTTAGTAATTCTGAACTGGTGGCTAAAGTAGATGGAAAAATTAAAACGCCTTTTTGGAATGGCTCTTGTTGGAATATATTACCTTGCGAAGTGAGAAATCCTGATGAGTATCCTAACAGAATTATACATGAACATGATTGGATTGATAATAATGACAGATATATTAGAAGGTTTAATGCAAACAAACTTGATAGCAATTTAGGAATTGATCCTGACAATATCATTAAAAACACACTAGAAGGTTATTGGGTTTCTTGCACATCTAAAGAAGAAATAGACTTTGTGAAAAAAGTATTTACTATAAAAAGATATTTTGGATCAAGACCGCCTATTATATTTGACGACAACAATAGCTCTATTAATGAAGAATATAAGGCTATTAGATCACTGTCTTCTGTGGGTAATGACAACGAATTAAAAGCGTGTATTAATCTTGCTATGGATACTATGTCTTTTAAAGAGTTTATACATATATGGATTGACTATCACAACTTTTTAAAAGAGTTTCCTTTAAATTACCCATTGTCGTATTGGAACAGTGTTTATCTCTTTGATTGGCTAAAACATAAAAACTTTAATTTATGTGACTTAGATACTTATATAATAAAGTTTCATACATTTCTAGCTCTTGACAATTCACAGCCTATGTTATATATTGACAACGAGATAGAAAGAAATGCTCTGGGTCAGTTAAATTCTTATGATATAAAATTAAATGTTATACGATATAAAGACTTATTCATGGAACCGAAAAAGACTAATACAATCTTAGACCAACATCAAGATGATATGTACGATTATCATAAAAGAAACGTACTATTGCTTAAAACGTTTGAAGATTTTTATGATAATATATAATAAGAAAGAAGACTAGATTATGAATTCAGATCAAGATAGATTAATACTTACAGATTGCGACGGCGTTCTTATGAATTGGGAATACGCTTTTAGCGTTTGGATGAAAAAGATGGGTTATACTACACAAGTAAATAGCACTGAAAGCTCTACTTATGATATGGCTTTGCGTTATGGCATCGACAGTAAAGAGAAAGATCTATTAATCAGACATTTTAATACCTCTTCTGCAATTGGTTATTTGCCACCTTTACGAGATGCTATGTACTACATGGATTTGTTACACCGAAAGCATGGCTATGTATTTCACATGATTACTTCACTATCATTAGATCCTATGGCTCAAGATTTGCGAGAGTCTAACACACGAAAGTTATTTGGTGATACTGCTTTTGAAAAATTTATCTATACAGATTGCGGTGAAAACAAAGATGAAGTGTTAGCTCCATACAAAGATAGTGGCTTGTATTGGCTAGAAGACAAAATTGAAAACGCACAGCTTGGTTTAGATTTAGGTCTTGAGAGTATTCTTATAGAACATAGCTACAATATGAATTCAGAGATTTGTCCTAAGATGAAAAATTGGTCACAGATTTATGAATATATTACAGGAGAAACATCCTAATGACTGTATTTGAATACTTAAATCTCCGTAGCGAATATGAAAGATTAACTCGATCAGTTGAAGGTGCTAGTGGTACTATAAGCGATCTTAATAAATATAGAAACTATTTGATTAATCATAATTATTATCGTGCAAATGAAATACGTGACAAGATTTTAAAGGAAATATAAAGTAAAGATGTTTTAATGACACGTAGTATTGATTGGGGTATGTCACCTGGAATGGGTGACGTAATGCACGCGCTTAATTGTGCACATTTCTGGTCTAAAGAGAATAAAGAACACCTTATATTGAATCTTCATTGGGAACATGGCATAGACTATTTACATCATTGTGAAGAAACAGAAACTATAATAGAGCGTTGTGACTATATAAACAGTCTCTATCTTAAATCGGACGTAACAATAAACCATATAACTAACAGTAAGTTGGGGAAGTTTACTGGCGATAGTAGATATGATTGGATGGACGTTCGTAGGAGAAGGTTATGTAATACATGGGTTTTCGACCCTAGGGTGAAACTTCCTACTGATGAAAACAAGGTTGTTATGTGGAGAGCTACGTTCAATGCTAACATTCCGCGTTATTGGAAACGTGCTGTTACAAACGAACAATGGAACTTGACTGTTGAGGCGTTGACTGAACTAGGTTATAATGTAGTAGAATTGTGTTATAGAACGCCTATTCGTGAAGCGACTTATCATATAAACACTTGTAACTTTGTATTCTGTTATGACGGAATGTGGCATTATATTGCGGCTAACTTTCATAAGCCTATGTTTGTTACGACTTTAGATAAGATAACTCAGTATCACACGCCTACCGCATTAGATTTGCAGACACAGACGTTTGTAAAGTATCTATATAACTTACACACTCCTATAGACAAAGGGAATGAATTGATTAAGCCTATCGATTGGGCGCATAGAAGAGCAAAGAACAAAAAAGAACACTGGTGGAAATGGTACAATGGAAATTGATAGAGCGGTAATTGAGATTAATGGTGGGTGTAATTACACTTGTCAAATGTGTCCACAAACTAAAGAAGATGGTAAGACAGGAGCGCGTGGTAAAAACTGGCTAAAGAAAATGTCTTTAGACGAGTTTGAAGACGCTGTTGCCCAATGTGCTGAAGCCGGATTAAAGGTAGTAAACTTAGAAGGTTCAGGTGAGCCTACATTAAATAGTAATTTACCAGAGTATGTTGCCATTGTTAAAAAATATGGTGCAAAGGCGTTCATGTTTTCTAATGGTATGAAAATGTCTGGTAATTTTATGGAAGAAGTAATTGATGCAGGAACAGACTTTTTTCGTTTTAGTATTATTGGGTACAACCCTGCCACATATTTAAAATGGATGAATAGTCCGTTCTACAACAAAGTGATTGAAAATTTACATGCTACACAAGAATATGTTAGCAGAACTGAATCAGAATGTGTTGTCGCCACATATCACCTTATTCTCGATAATCAAAATGTTGATTACGAAAGAAGTCAGTATATAAAACTTGTTGAAGCAGCAGGAGTTAAAACAGAAATTTGGAAAATGCATAATTGGTCTGGAGTATATGAGTCCGAGTATGAACGTAAAGGTGCTACTAAAACTTGTGGTCGCCCTTTCAGTCCTGATGTGGTTATTCGTGCTGGTGGTCTTTCTGGCTCCACTGGAGCTATTCACCCATGTTGTCAGGTTCTTGGAAGAGATGATGAAGCGGTACTTGGTCACTTATCAGAACAATCCTTAGAAGATATATGGTATGGTGAAGAATACAATAAGCTCCGTAAACAACATGAAATGGGAGATTATCCAGATTTTTGTACTGGTTGTGACTTCTTAATAGACGATCCTGAAGTTTTAGTATTCACTAACCACGAGAGAGACTTATATAAAATGCACGGAACTACCTTTGATTTAAATGAC